TGATGCTACACCTGGAATAAGCAATCAACAAGACCCATGGTTTACTTACCCTGAAATAGAGGGAGTACATCCAATTAATTTAACAGTAACTGATGCAAACGGATGTTGGGATACAATTACTATACAATTAATTATAGAACATGAAATGCTTATATTCGTGCCTAATTCATTTACACCCGGTGGAACAGATGAATTTAATAATGTATTTAAATGGACTGTTTTAGGTATAGATGAATCACAATTTAACTTATCTATATACAATAGATGGGGAGAAATCATTTGGGAAACAAATGATCCACATTCTACATGGGATGGAACCTATAATAACAAAGCATGTCCTACAGGAGCATATGCTTGGATATTAACAGCAACAAATAAATTAGATGCAGGTAAAAAGACATTTACTGGAACACTTAATATAATTAAATAATGGAATTACTAAATACACACCCAATTAAAAAAAGCGATTTAGGTTTTCATGGAAACTTATTTGGCGGTAAACTTCTATCATGGATAGATGCTTCAGCTGCAGGTTATGCAATGCAATTGTGTGATACCCCTCGTATGGTAACAGTATCAATTGATCAATGTAATTTTGAGCGTCCTGCTAAAGAATCTCAATTATTGAAAATTTATGGATATCCTGTAAAAGTAGGTAACACCTCTATAACTCTTTATATGGAAGCAAGAGCACACAATGTTTATACAGGTAAACAAGATCTTGTATTAAAAACAAATACCACATTCGTTCAAATCGATGAGGGTGGAAATTCAATCCCATTAGGAGAGAAAGCAAAAGAACGAATCCGAAATCTTTTATTGGAAAAAACTAAAGGAGAACTTGGAAAATAGTATATCTTTTCGTATATTCTACTCAAATCAAAAATTAGAGTTATGAAAATTACAAAAGACTTAGTAACAAGCAACATCAAACACGCTATAAGCGTTGTAGTATTAGTTGCAATGGGAACAATTGGATTCCAATCAGGTAGAGCATATCAAAAATATGTTAAAGTAGATAAAAAAGCAGAAAACCCATATTCACATGTTTTCTCACCTGAAGACATTTCAATTGCTGTAAACGAATCTGGCGAATTAATCATGATTTTACGCACAAATGGGAAGTACATTGTGTATTCTGATTCAATTGGTCAAACAATTTTTGGAATGTATGCAAATCGTATTCACCAAGAGGTATCGAATGTTAGTAAATAGTATTAAAATCGGAATTGTAGCAGGTGCTTTTGTAGCTGCTACTTTTTCCGTTACTGAACCGAAGGTAGCTGAAACACAAGAAATCCGCCTTCCAAACAGTATCGACCAAGATGTTCCCCCATCTTTACAAATGTACAAATATATCAAAGAATATGCTGATACATTTGATATTCCTTTAAGATATGCTTTAGGTATCGCTAATACAGAAACCGGATATAGAGGTCCATTCCATTGGAAATACAATCATGCTCAAACATCTTGTGCTGGAGCTGTAGGACCTATGCAAGTAATGGTTTCTACCGCTAGATGGATCAATAAAGACATGGTATCCAAGGAAAGATTACGTACAGACATCAAATACAATGTTTATACTTCAATGAAATTGCTTAGAAGATTACACAATTTGAGAGGTAACTGGAAGTTAGTATTCGGAGAATATAATACAGGACGTCCTTGTGTAAATGGATATGCTGAAAAAGTTTATAACTATAATCCAAATTGATATGAAAGTAGTAGTTTGTATAAATGATAAAAACCAACCTGTAGGAGCCAACGTTGTTGAAGGTAAAGAATACGAGGTTGAACAAGAATATATAAACGCATTAGATCAGCGAGTATACATTATTAAAGGCGCGGTAAATGAAGGAACCACAAAGTGGGGCATGCGTTGGATTGGGTATGATGCTATGCGTTTTTCAACACAAGATAGTGTGGAGATTGAAGAAAAAGAGTATATGTTTGCGTTAAATTAGAATATGAAAAAAACCATTTTCCTAGTAAAAGCCAGCTACTCAAGCTGGGATGATCATCATATTAAAGTACTAAAAGCATTTTATAACGATGTAGATGCACAAGCTTATGTAGCTAAAGCTGAAAGAATACTTACAGCAATGTCTGAACATATAGCCGAAGCATTCCAAAAAACTAAACCAAAAGGTTTAGATGGTATGTCATATGAAGAAATGACCCAAATAATGGATGAATATGAACAAACCCCAGAATATCTAAAAGCATTAGATGTATGGAGTGTACATACTGATTTAGAGGAATTTAACTGTTGTTTTATAGAAGAAATTGAAATAAGATGAAAGCAACTGAATTAAGAATTGGGAATTATTATTTAGCTTTTGGGGTTGATTTAAAACAAGTTGAAACATTAACTAAGGATAAAATTTTAATAGATTTCACCCCAATCCCACTAACCGAAGAATGGTTATTTAAATTTGGGTTTGAAGATGACAGAGATAATCTAATGATACTTAGAAAAGGTGTTTTTGAGTTCTCTTTCGATAAAGTTGATAAAGATGGTATTAGTCTTTATGAAAAATGGGATGGTAATTTTTTATATAATGTTGAATATGTTCATGAATTTCAAAACCTACACTTTGTATTAACAGGAGAAGAACTAGTAGTAAAAGAGTAATATATTTTATTATCTCCCACATTTTTTATTGTCTTCCACATATTTATAATAAACGGAAGATATGAAAAAAAGTGGAATTTATAAAATTACAAATCCAAAAGGAGAAGTTTATATAGGATGCTCACAGAATATCCATATTAGATGGATGAACTATAAAAATAGTAGTAAAACTGCAAAACAGCCCAAACTAAACCAATCCTTTGAAATGTATGGTTTTGAAACCCATACCTTTGAAATTTTAGAAGATATTGATATTTTACTAGCTCAACGAGAAAAACATTGGATCGAGTTTTACGATTCATATAATGAAGGTTTAAACTCAAACCCTGGAGGAGGTGGAGTAGAAGCCCATAATGAAAACACTAGGAAACTTATTAGTGAAAAAGGAAGATTGAACGTAGGGAAAAGAAAAAACTCCCATTGGAAAGGTAAAACTAGAAGTGAAGAAAATAAACTTAAACTTAGCCAATCTAAAAAAGGAAAACCTATTCCTGCTAATAATAAACCTATCTTGCAATTTGATAAACAAGGCAATTTTATTCAAGAATACCCAAGTATAGAAGAAGCTGCTAAAACCCTCAACAGAAATCCTACAGCTATTAACAATGCATTAAGAAAAGGAGAAAATTCAACTTCTTCTGGATATATTTGGAGATATAAAATTTAATTATTATATTTGATAAAATTTAAAGTTATGAAAAAAATAAAAATATCACATGAGGTACCATTTTGCCTCTTAGAACAAAGCAGAGGTTTCAACGATTTTGATTATCTCTTACCTCACTTAATGGATGAGAATGAAGAATACCGTAATTTCTTCTATGAATCAAAGAAAATGGGACGATATATTGTAATGGACAATTCATTACATGAACTAGGTGAAGCCTATAATACAGAACGTTTATTACATTGGGTAAACGAAATTAAACCAAATGAATTCATCGTTCCAGATGTATGGGAAGATAAAGATGCTTCAGTTAGAAATGCTAGACAATGGGCAACTGTTAAATTACCTGAGGGAGTTACTAAAGTAGCTGTAGTACAAGCAAAATCAATGCATGAGGCTATACTTTGCACTCAAGCATATAAAGATTTTGGATATTCAAAAATAGCATATTCATATGGAGCTTCATATTACAATGATGTTTGTCCACATCCTAATAAAGATTTAGGTAAAGCAATTGGACGTTTCATTGTACTTTCATCTTTATACGAACAAAAAATGTTAACAAAATTTGATCGTGTACATTTGCTTGGAACCGCTTCCCCTATTGAATTTGGAATGTATAAAAATATTGAATGTATTGAATCAATTGATACTTCAAATCCAATTATGGCAGCAATTGGTGAAATGCCTTATACAAAAATGGGATTGCATAGAAAACCAATGGCTAATATGAATGAATGTCAAGATATAAGTATTGATTTTATCAATTTAGATCTTATAGATTATAATGTTAATATGTTTCGTGAAATAAATGGGCTCTAATTTGGAGTCCATATTTTATTTTCGTATATTTAAATAAATAATAAGTTATGGACAATTTAGGAATGGGCGTTATGCTCGGTATTTTAGGAGGTAATGAAGAAACAATAAATTCAATGAAGTCCTCACTAAATAAAGTTATTGAAAATGTAAAATTGGATGGAGATGATTTAGTAATCTCTTTCACTGATAGAACTAAACTAACCATATGGGATGGAGGACAATCATGTTGTGAATATCGTTACATGACAACTGATGATCACCTTCCATATTTCGATGGAGCTACATTACTCGATTTAGAACTTAAATCGGCTGGTGATATTGATAATGAATGGGATGTCCATGAAATTCAATTTTTAGATGTAAAAACTTCTGAAGGAGTATTTACAATGGTAAACCATAATGAGCATAACGGTTATTATGGAGGTTTTTATGTACAAGCAAGATTAAATTAAGTTATGGAATATTTAAGTTTATATGATTACCTAGGAAAACCAGCAGGTAAAGAACTAGGTGGTGAAGTTGCACAAGCAGCTTATCATGGTGGTATTAAACCACAAGAACGTCAAATCTCAAATCCAAAATATACAGGTGCTGTACATTTGTACCCTAAAGATTTTTTGGATTTCTATTTTAGACCAGTAGATGATTTACCTGGTGGAATTGACTGGAGTTCAACAACATTAGAAGATGATGATTTACCATTTTAATAAAAAAATATGAAACACGTAGTAGTATCCTTATCAGGAGGGATGGATTCCTCAACATTGTTACTTCGTTGCTTAAAAGAGTACGATACTGTAACAGCAATTTCATTTGACTATGGTCAAAAACATAGAGTTGAGCTTGAACGTGCTCAATCGCTAGTAGAATACCTAAACCAAACTCGCTCCCAAAACAACAGAGCTCCAGGCCCTTTACAAGGAAGTAAAGGAGATTATTCTCCCATCACTTACCGCCAAATCCAACTGAATGGATTAGTTAATCTATTAGATTCAGCTTTAGTAACTGGTGGAGATGATGTACCTGAAGGGCATTATGCTGAAGAAAACATGAAAGCAACAGTTGTTCCAAATAGAAACAAAATATTTGCTTCAATCGTTCAAGCAGTTGCACTTTCAGTAGCAAATAAAACAGGAGAAAATTGTGATATTGCAATGGGAATCCATGCAGGTGATCATGCAATTTACCCTGATTGTAGACAAGAATTTAGAGATGCGGACGACCATGCCTTTAGAATGGGTAATTGGGATGCAGAGCGAGTAGGTTACTTTACACCATACCTTGAAGGTGATAAATTTACCATTTTGCAAGATGGAGAAGTATTGTGTGGTGAATTAGGTTTAGACTTTAATGAAGTTTATCGTCGTACAAACACTTCATACAAACCAATTTACCTTAATCTAGCATTTGTAAACAATGAAGATGAAATAGTTGATTGTTCTGATTGGTTCTCTGATTATAAATCAGCAAGTTCCGTGGAGCGAGTAGAGGCCTTTATTAAATTGGGAAGACCTGATCCTGCAGGATATGCAGACGAAGAAGGTCCTGTAACATGGGAACATGTAGTAGCAGAGGTAACAAAAGTATTAGAAACTCATAATAATTAAGATATGTACGATAACGATGTGAATAATCTAGCAAATTATATGACAACAGGCTGTACTATAGCCACATCAGGATATGGTGGTACTATGTTAGGTACTGGTACAAATTACACCCCTAACACAACAACAATTAACGGAAATTTAGTATTAAATAATAATTCAACAAGTATGAACCAACAAGTAAAAATAGCAGTATTCAAAGTAACACGCAACAAACATAACGAAATTAAATCTTCAGAATTTATCACAGAAATGTGGATTGAAAATAAACCAGGAGTATCAATTGATTTTGCTGTAGCTAAAAAATTAGATAACAAATATGAAGCAAATGAAATTGTTATCAAACAAATCTTTACAGTTTCTCTATAATGCAAGATAGTTGTATCATAGATTGGGAATTACACCAAAAAGTTATGGCAAAGAAAAAAACAATTAAAGTTTGTACCGGGGTAGGATTGAATATGTTCTTCCCCGAGTACGTAACTATCGAATTAACCGATATAGACACTGAAATTAAAAAACCTAAAACAACCAAGAAAAATGGGTAGATATATTAGTACAAAATTATTTGAAAATTATTCAGTAGCACTTAGACAATGGAGAGCATCTCACTCACACTGTGAATTGCTACATGGTTATGCTTTGAAATTCAAAGTATGGTTTGCATCAAACGAACCAATGGAAGAAAACCAATTAGATGACATGAACTGGATCGTTGATTACGGTGGGTTCAAAGATGCACCTAAAGGTAATGGTTTGAAATCTTGGATGAACTATATGTGGGATCACACATTGTTGATCGAGAAAGATGATCCATATTTAGATTTCTTCGAATCAGCAGCAATGGAAGGTCTATGTGCACTTAGAGTAATGGACAAAATGGGAGCTGAATCATGTGCAAAACTTGTATTTGATAAATTTAACGAAGTTCTAGCTAAAACAGATGCAGGTCGATGCCAATGTATTAAAGTAGAATGTTTCGAAAACGACAATAACTCAAGCATTTATGAAGGGTAAAATTGATTGGGTATTTTATATTCAAATTGAAAAAAGAGATTGGTTTAAACGTTTCTGGAAATCTAGAGGTTCGAATTGCCTAAATATACAATTTTTCAAGTGGCATATTTCAATAGGAATGCCTTGGTTACAAGATGTTGTTGATGAGGCAGATGCATTATACCCTTTATCAGGAATAAATCATTTCCATAAAACAAATAAAGCTAATCGTGAAGGTGTAAAAAGACATGGTCGAATTAGATTTGTAAGAAAATAGTAAAAAAACAGAAAGGATGCATATGTATAATAAACAAATATGCATCCTATGAAAACTTGTAACAAATGTAAAGAAACCTTAGAATACGATAAATTTGCAAAAAATCGTAGTCAAAAAGACGGATATGAAAATTATTGTAAATCGTGTAAAAATTCGTATAATAAATCAAATTACGGAAACAAATTTACAAAATTGTATTTAAAAAAAGGAGGTTATGGAATCTATAAAATGTTAAATTTAGAAACTGGAGAGTATTATATTGGAAAAGGATGGTTAAATGAAAGAAAAGTAGACCATTTTACTAAACTTAAAGCTAATAAACATTCAAACCCTTACCTTCAAAGACTATATTTAACTTCCCCTCAATTTGAATTTCAAATTCTAGAAAAATGTGAACCTGAACTTGGAAGTTTAAAAGAAAGAACTTATATTATAGAAGCATTTTTAAAAGAAGAAAATAAATTATTAAACCAACACATAACATTAAGATGGGACAAATTCCAAGAATGACCGAAGAAGAAAAAGCAAAAGCTTCAGGTATTATAGAGTTATATAGATGTGTACAGTCTGAAGGTAGCCGCTTTGGTCGCCCTACTATTGCAGTTCGTACAACTGGCTGTACTCACCGCTGCTACTTTGGCGAAGGTGGGTGGTGTGACAGCTGGTATACCTCTATCCACCCAGAAAAAGCAATATTTAGCTTTAACGATGTCATTAAAATATATGACGAAAACCCACATATTAAGGAAATGATGCTTACCGGAGGAAGTCCGACAATGTGGCCTAAATTAGTAAATGAATTAACACATTTTGCAAATGAGCGATCTATACTTATTACGATCGAAACTGAGGGTTCGCATTTTGTTGAGACCGATTATCCTATTGGCCTTATATCTCTTAGCCCTAAGTTTTCTAATAGTGTTCCTGTATTGGGAGAAACCACACCACAGGGTGTTGTTACCGATGAAAAGATGGTTAGACAACACAACAAATTTAGATTAAATCATTCTGCAATTCGCTCAATGATAGATTATCATACTGATTACCATTATAAACCAGTTTGGGATGGTACGGAAGAAAATTTAAATGAAATTGAATCATTTAGAGTTGCACTTGAAATTCCTAAAGACAAAACCTACATTATGCCTGCTGGAGATACACGTGAGGAATTAATTAAAATGTACCCAATTGTATTTGATATGTGTGCTGAAAAAGGATACAATATGACTGGACGAGATCATATCATTGCATTTGACACTAAAAGAGGAGTTTAATATGTATACAGTAACAACAACATTCGGAGATTACAAAATTAATTATATTATAGTAAAATGAAACAAGTATTATATTTTTCAGCTCCATGGTGTGGACCATGTAGAGCTTTTAAACCAATAATGGAATCTTTACAAACAGAAATGTCAATTACATTTATTGATGTAGATTCCTCTCCACAAACAGCAGCAACTTGGAATGTACGTTCTGTACCTACAGTACTAGTTATTGAAAATGGAGTAGAAAAACGTAGATTGGTGGGAGCAAAATCTAAAGAAGAAATTCGCTCTGCTTACAACGGTTAATATTTATAATAAAAAACATGCTTATCACCAACGATCCCGGACCTTGGCAATATTATGTAAATCGACCAGATAATGTTGGTTTACCCATTATGGAGATAAAAGATAAATATATGCGTGAACAATTACTGTTTGAGCAGAATTTAAATTTTATTCAACAACAACAAATGATAATGGCTCAACAGTTAGCTGGTGGTGGGCCAAGATTTTCAAATCAAATTCAAGATGATACAGAAAACAGTTATGTTGTAGATGATTATGTAGAAGATTATTTAGATTAATAAAACATTATTAAAAAACCATGGAATTACTTACAAGACAATATGGCCCAAACCCAGCAGGTCGTAAATTAACCATCCAAGAAATGGATGACAACCTTTTATTCCTTCAAAGTTTAGGGCTTGATGGAACAAGTTACTCCTTTGTAGCGGCAGATGGCACCCCTACAGAAAATGGAACATCATTACAAGCAGCTTATGATGCTGCAAAATTAGCAACTCCATATGGAAATGCTTTAAGTGCTACAAATAGATTCACTATTTTAGTTTCCCCAGGTAATTATTTTACAAACGCAACTAATAAACAATTTGTAATAAATACAAATTATATTGATATTAAATCTTTAACTGGAAATGCAGATGTTTACTTAAGTGGTATTACAGTCTCAGCAAGTAATATTTATTTAAAAGGATTAAATACATCACGAGCTATTTCTTTAGGTGGTACCAAATCTTCATTTGATACACCTACATATAATACAACACAAACATTTGATACTTGCGTAGGTGGGAATGAGTCATTTGGGGTAAATTCTGTAGCTAGTGGAACATTTATAAATTGTATAGGTGGTAATTTTTCTTTTGGTGGTTATATTGGTGAAGCACCTGGAACATTTATAAATTGTATAGCGGGTACTGATTCTTTCGGTGGATATATTAGCTCAGGAACCTTTACAAATTGTACAGGAGGAAATAACTCATTTGGAGTCCTTAATTCTACAGGAGTATATAATAACTGCACAGGAGGAAATTTTTCATTTGGAACCCAAGGCTCTACAGGAACATATACTAATTGCAAAGCAGGTACTAATAGTTTTACCCCAAAAGATAGTGGATATTACTTTTCAGGAACAGCATTTAATTGTACTGCCCAATCAAATTCATTTGGCCCCGTAGAAGGATATTTATATTACTGTAAATTATATGGATCAGATATGATTACTGGAGGACTTACCCTATCAGGGGCTTCTCCTGGAAAAATAGTATTATGTATTGATTATGCAAATTCTGTAGTAACATTATAAAAATTATGAAAAGATATATATCACAAGAAGAGGGAGTTTGGAAAGAAATTTTAAACCCTACAATAACAGAAGAACAACATTTAATCCTTAATGGAGAAGACCAAAATTCTAAACTTGAACTAATTCAATCTATTAGGTCATCATCAATTCAAGATGTTGTTGATGCAACCGAATTAATTACATTGTATAATACTTATAAACCAACACTAAAAAATACAGATGTTTATAAATTAATTGATGTGAATATATTTGATAATAATGGTTTAATTAATTGCCGAGTTAACGAAGAGCATTTACAAATTAGATTTTAATATCTAAATTTTATAAAAAAACTAGGCCCTCAAAAGGGGCCTTTGTATATTTTATCCAAAATTAAAGTTATGGGAAGAGGCAGACCTTCGAAAAAAATCGCACCAAAGAAACCAATTATAAGAGCAGGTAGACCTGTATCTGAAAAAATTGTAACTTGTGTAGTCTATAAAAAACCATCTGGTAAAAAACACTATTTAAACACATATGTGAATTTTGAATTGGATGCTATAATCACAAACAGAAAACATATCCCTTTAGTTCCTGATGGATATGATATAGTTGATTTAGGAATAGGTAAAAGTTTCATTAAAAGATATATGAAACAATACAAAATAGATAAAGTTACAACACAAGACTAGTTATGAAAATAATTTTAACAGAAAAACAAATCCAAAACGCTGTAAATATTTTAGCAGATGATCTTACAGCTCGACATTCTTCTAATGAAAAAATAGTAATGATATGCCTACTTAAAGGTGGATTTATGTTCTTTTCAGATTTAACTAAACAAATCAAAACCCCTATACAATGTGATTTTATGAGAGTAAAGTCATATGTTGGAAAACATGAACAAGGTGATATTCAAATTTTAAAAGACATTGAAACACCAATTAAAAATAAAATAGTTTATGTTGTAGATGATTTCTTTGATACTGGAAACACAATGGATGCTGTTGTAGAATATCTATCCCAAAAACAACCTAAACAAATAGAAGCAATCACTCTTTTAACTAGAGATATCTCCCCACTCCCAGAATATAGATTACATTATGGTCATATAATTAGGGATGAATGGGTAGTAGGTTATGGATTAGATAACAATGGATTAGAAAGAAATCTCCCATATATTTACGCACTCTAACTTGGATAATATAAATAAATTTCGTATATTACAATAAAAATAAAAGTCATGAATGTATCTCAAGCATTAAAGCAAAAAAACAAATTAGTTATTGAACTAAAAAAGCAATATCAAATTGCACAAAAATTTAATTCCCAAGAAGAAGGGAATATTAGACGTTACTCAGTGCAGGCGGCATTGGATAAAGCAGTTGAGTTAACTTTAGAATTAACAGAGTTAAAAACCAAAATCCACCTAGCAAACGCTCCAGTATACGATAAAATTTTCCGTATGGCTGAGTTAAAAAACCGTATCAAGGAATTAAGAAAAATTCCAACGGAAGAAGGAAAATCTGAAGCACGATACAGCTCAGTAGTATCTGTAAAAGAAGTAGAAATTAATATTGCCCAACTTGATACGATGGTGCAAACATTAGAAGCAAGAATTGAAGAAATTCAAGCTGAGTTGGACGTTCATAACGCAACAACACAAATTTAATTTGAGTAGGGAGTGATGAGAAATTGATTTTCGATGTTCTTACAATTCAACTATGAGCCACATAGCGGATAAGTGATAATGATAAGGTATACCAAATCAAAATTCAAAAACTCAAAACATCAATCCTCGCGCATTTCAATAAATTTAAATCTCTCTGAACCCGGACTAGATTATTGATTTTGATTCGCTCCCCTCATTTTAACTTGGAGTTCCCAAAGATTATTCATACATTTATATAAAATAATAAAGTTATATGTCAGAAAACAAACGTAGAAAAAACCACACCGATTTAGAGTGTGTCAAAACAGGTTTCGCGAATGGAGTTGCACCTGGATTCCCACTTACCGAAGAACAAAAATGGAAAATGGTTGATGAAGCCGAAGAGGCTTATGGTAAATTTTTAACAGCACTAGGTGTTGATTGGGAAAATGATCCAAACTCCGATAATACACCAAGACGTGTAGCTAAAGCTTATGTATTCGATTTATTTTCAGGTAGATATAC